GTTAGTGAAAGCTTCTCCGATGTATCTTCTCAAAACCGCCTTGCTAAGGAATTTACCAAATTCACCAGCGAGAAGAAGCTGTCTCGCGTATTCCTCAACAAATTTGCTGAGATTATTGCATAATTCCCGTAACCCATTGACAGTTAATGGCAAGAAAAAAACTTAAAAATTCTTTATTTTTTCCTTTACAAGATGCAAAATTTAGAGTATAATAATTCTGTAAGGCAATATATTATGACAACACGCTGGACCACCGCCCAACTTAAGACACTCCAATCATATGGTTGGGTCCAACCTTTTTCCGATTCAAAGACACTCTACTTTAGCGACAGCTCGCACGTCTTCCATCTTCGCCGCAGCGATTATGATGGCCGAATCTTTTTCGAAGAGCACACCGGTGACTCCTTTATAAAGCACGTGCTGCACAGCTTTGAAGAACTCCTTGAATTTCTTTCATATTTAAAGAGTGTGGCAGCATTTAATCCTTTACACGCTTAAGAAAATAGTTTACAATTACACTGTACTCGTTGACAAACCACTACATTATGAATACACAAACCAAGATACAAAACACACTCGATGCACTGTTCGGCACTGGTCCGATTTTTGAGGTAACCAGCGCAAAGCTGTATGAAACTGGTCGTGCAAATGGCATGACCTATAAGCAAGTTAAAGACAGCATGATGTGCGATAGGTACAAGAGTACTGTCAAGCGTGGCTTATATGACCTGCGCATGCTGTCTTCTCAGCCAATGGACATGTCCTGTGCGCAAAGTGTCTCTGCACCAGTTGCAACTTTTAAGCTTGCCGCAGCAGCACCGGCAGCCGCACCCAAGCCGGCACCCAAGCTTACGGCAATCAGCAATGATGATATTTACATTCCTGAGATTGATCCCACCTTTGTGCAGTGGGGCGAATATAAAACCGTCAAGAAGGTGATTGAGAGCGGCATGTTTTTCCCGCTATACATTAGCGGTATGAGCGGCAACGGCAAAACCATGATGGTGGAACAAGCCTGCGCAAAGCTTAAGAAGGAATATATTCGCGTGCAAATTAGCCCAGAGACCGATGAAGACGATCTTATTGGCGGCTTCCGCTTGATTAACGGTGAAACCGTTTTCCACAAAGGACCGGTCATTAAAGCAATGGAGCGCGGCTGCATCCTGATGATTGACGAACTTGATCGCGGCAGCAACAAGATTATGTGTCTGCAAGGTGTTCTTGAAGGCAAGCCGGTTCTTGTGAAAAAGATTGGCCAAGTGATTCACCCAGCCAAAGGATTTAATGTGATTGCTACTGCCAATACCAAAGGCCGCGGCAGTGAGGATGGCCGGTATAGCGCAGCCAATGTAATTGATGAAGCATTCATTGAGCGCTTTGTGGCTACCATTGACCAACCATATCCTGCATTCAAGATTGAGCGCAACATTGTTGCCAAACATATGGAATCCCATGATGTTGCTGATGACGAGTTTGTTGACAAGCTGGTTAGCTGGAGTGCAGTTATACGCAAGACATATGCCGATGAAGGCGTTGACGAACTTATTAGCACTCGCCGCCTGTGCCACATTGTCAAGGCCTACAGTGTCTTCCGCAACAGGCTTGAAGCAATCAGCCTTTGCATTGCACGCTTTGAAAATGAAACGCGCGAAGCATTCCTTGATCTTTACACCAAGATTGACAGCAATCAAATTGCTGCACCGGGCGAGCCAATTGCTTCACCCGAGCCGGTGGATCCGGAAGATCTGAGACCTTTCTAAACTTTAGCAATGGTCTTACGCTAAACATGTAAACACAGACCACAAAAACAAAACACAAAACACACACAGTATGAATAAAAAGCAAATTGCACAATTCGCCCGTATCGCCAGCCGCATGACTCAAAAGGAGGCAATCTATGCTATCCTTGAGGCTGGTCAAGAATTCACCGTCGCCGATGCAAAGGCTGCGGGTATTGCTGATCCAGCACGCGTGGTCAACCAATTGCGTGACCTGGGCCATCCGGTCTACCTCAACGAACGCAAGACCAAGACTGGCGAGATTGTCAAGCGCTATCGTTTGGGAACACCACGTCGCAATGGCTAATTGTTAACAATGCAGGAGCATGGCAAACACGCTGTGCTCCTGCATTTCTTACTTATGATACACGACCACTCCAAACCAAAAGGCATCAAGTATGATGGTGAAAAACCAGATTACAGTTTGATTCCACCGTATGCTCTGGAAGAAGCGGTAAAAGTTCTTACTTATGGAGCGGTTAAGTATTCTCGGGACAACTGGAGACTGCTTGATGATGCAAAGACGCGTTACTTTGCAGCTGCTCAACGACATATGTGGGCATTGCAAAAAGGCGAAACATATGATCCTGAGAGCGGCCTACATCACGCCGCACATGCTGCTTGCTGTATGCTGTTTTACAATGAATTGCATTTTACAGCTAAAGAAAAAAAATAAAAAAATTTACATTTTGAAGACAACCGTATACAATTAACCATATGACAAAACTATCCACACAGACACTAGACATTCTAAAAAACTTTGCATCAATCAATAGCAACCTGATTGTTAAAAGCGGAGAAGCGCTGTCAACCATTTCCGAAGCAAAGAACATTATGGCAATTGCCGAGATTAGCGAGACTTTCGAATCCACATTTGGAATTTATGATCTTAATGAATTCATTAGCATGTTTTCATTGATGAATGATCCAGATCTTGACTTTACGGCAGACAGCGTTGTATTTAAGAGCGGCCGCACCAAGGCAAGCTATCGCTTTGCTGATCAAAGTATTCTCACAACTCCTAAGAGCAAAATCAACATGCCGGCTGCGGATTTGGTTGTGCACATTGGCAGTGACTTGCTTGCACAAATTCGTAAAGCGGCTGGCGTGCTTGGCCATACCATTGTAAGTATCAGCGGAGACGCTGGTGAAATTACATTGAGCGTGGTTGATCCAAAGAACAGTACAGCCAACAGCTTTAGTGTTATTCTTGACGACGCCAACGACAATAAAAACAACTTTGATTTGCAATTCCTTATTGCCAATCTTAAAGTGATCCCAGGCGACTATGAAGTAAAAATTAGTTCCAAGCTTATTAGTCATTGGACCAATACATCTTCTCCTATAAATTACTACATTGCTCTTGAAAAAACAAGCAGCTACAACGCATAAAACAATCCCACAAAACATATGACTACACAAACCGAACAAACATACCAGATTAGCATTGATGATATTGCACTTATGGTCAATATCATTGGCACCGTATCGCGCCGCGGCGCATTTGAAGCAGCTGAATTTACCATCATTGGTGGTTTATTTGAAAAGCTTAAGGCCTTGCTGCCAGAGCCGGTTGCAGAAGACGCTGAAACCGCTGAAACAACCAACACATGTGCTGACACACAAGACACACCTCCAAATCAATTGAATTTTGATTTTGGAGCCGCTCAAGACACACCACAAGACTAATATGAATATAGGCAGACATGACGGGGCTGACAAGGGCAGCTTTCCTTTTAGGTTGTTTACCGCACCTGGGCGGCTTATCCTGTGGATTCAATACATGAGTCCAGCCGGTGATGCATCTACACGTGGAATGGTTGAACAAACTAGGCGCCGCGCCAGCAGCCCCGCCATGGCTGTTTTATATTCGCTTGCGGTTTACGCGCTTGCGCTTGTGTACATATATGGAGTGTGCACACGCGACTCTACAAAAGCACCGCAAAGTTCTTCCGGGTATCACAGCAAATAATGCTACCGTCGCGGTAAAAAACACTAATACACACACAACAACTATGATTGATATTGAAGACGAAGAACAAAAACTTGACATGCTAAATGTCATCAAGGAAATTAGCGCTGAACTCTCCAAGATGGATGACAGCCGTGATCAAATTAAACAAATCATTGGCGCAGCTGCAGAAGCATTTGATATTGGCAAACCGCTAATTCGCAAAGTTGCACGTCTCTATCACAAGAAGAATGTTGCTGATTTTGAAAATGAGACTAGTGATATTAAAAACCTTTACAAAGCAATCACAGTAGTATAAAATACTATTGCAACAATAAACACGCGTAAGAAACAAATCTATATTATGAAAAAGAATGAAAAAGAATATTTGTGGGTAGAGCGATACAGACCACAAACCATTGATGAATGCATCCTGCCAGCAGCATTAAAGAAAACCTTTAATGCCATTGTGAAGGGCGGCCAACTGCCCAACCTGCTTCTTGCAGGAACGGCTGGCCTAGGTAAGACTACAGTTGCTAAAGCATTGTGCAATCAGCTTGATCTTGATTACATCATGATTAATGGCAGTGAGGAAAGCGGTATTGATGTGCTTCGCAATAAGATTAAGCAATTTGCAAGTAGCGTATCGTTGGCCGGCGGGTATAAAGTAGTTATTCTAGATGAGGCAGATTATTTGCAAGCAACGTCTACACAACCGGCTCTGCGCGCATTCATTGAAGAGTTTAGTAACAATTGCCGCTTTATTCTTACGTGTAATTTTAAGAACCGAATCATCGAGCCGTTGCACAGCCGCTGCAGCGTGATTGAATTTAATACTCCTAAGAAGGAGCTGGCTGCGTTGGCTGGCGACTTTATGAAGCGCCTGTCGGCCATTCTCAAAGAAGAAGGCGTAGCCTTTCAAGACAAAACCATTGCTGAACTTATTATTCGCTATGCGCCAGATTGGCGTCGAGTGTTAAATGAATGTCAGCGCTATAGTACTAGCGGTGAAATTCCTACGGCAATTTTGGTAGGCATGAGCGATCAAAACATTGCTGAACTCACAACACACTTGCGTGCTAAAGATTTTAAAAGTATGCGCAGCTGGGTTGTCAACAACAGCAGTCTTGATAGCACAGTTGTATTTCGTAAGATTTATGATAGTCTATATGACACCGCTGCTCCCAACAGTATTCCAAGCGCAGTTCTTATTCTTGCTGACTATAGTTACAAGGCATGTTTTGTAAGTGACAGAGAACTTAACATGGTTGCTTGTATGACAGAACTCATGAGTAGCGTTGAATGGAGCAAGTAATATGGCCGCAAAGAAAAAAGAAAGTGCGCAACCAGCAGCTGCTCCAAAATTAAGTTTCTTTTCGTTTCTCAATAGCATAAATGAAGGAAGCAATGGTAAAAGTTTATTGGCCGAGTGTAAAGCTGACAGTAGCGAAGGCGCTGCAGACGCATCTAGTGTGGAGCGTGCATATGTACCATTCATGGTCAACCGTGGTCTCTCATACTATAATGATACTGTGTTGCTTGCCAATGAAATGAATCGTTATGCTGCGCTGCCAGTCAAGATGCAATATGATTTTCTAAAGAATACCGTTCGTGCAAAGAAACGCTTTAGCAAATGGAGCAAGAAGATGGATGA